TGCATACAATTGAGCGCAGTGGTGGTTACATACGACTTGAGTAGTTTTAAAAGGATAAAAAAGAGTTTCACAATACTTACACTTCTTTTGTTTTATGTTTCTATTTGTGTTCATCAAAATAAAGTTATAATATTTCTATTCAATTCTATTTTCCAAAGGTTAATATCATTCGATGCTTTAAAGCCAACGTGGTTAATCTTTCCTTTTTCCCAAATTCCATACTTTTCGAATCCTAAACTTTGCCAAAAATAATTGCTATCCAAATCCGTTCTACATCTTAAAGTAAATCCTATCCTATGAAACTGCTCGCAAAATTGTCTGCAAACATCAATCAATGCACTACCATACTGCAGCCTCCTTGCATCGTTTCTAACTGCTATCTGTTGTATTTTAGCATACTTATAACTACCTCTCGCTGGAGTTATTAAAACATATCCAACAGCATCATTATTTGCCTCACATATTAAAACTACAAAATTTCTTTTACCACCCCATACATAATCCTCCCATATTGTTTTTTGAATGAATCCTAAAGCATAACTATTTTCTTTTTGTAATTTATCTACTAATAACATATCCTTAATAGTGCTAGTTCTTACCGAAATATCTTTTAATTTATCATGGTATAGAACATTCACTAATCCTGTTGAGCAATCAAATTTTCCTAAATTCATATTTTTTTTATTCTTTATCTATATCAATTCCGTTAGCGAGTAAAATATTATCCGTATACCTAGCAAGGTAAATTATTAATCAATAAAATCATAATATCTCTTTCTTCTTTGGTTATTATTCTAGTTGGTATTGCTGTAATTGTTTCTTCAAATTTATGAATGCTTACAACCATACTTTCTTTTAATTGTTTTTTAAATTTTTTCTTCATCTATATCTATATTATGTTCTAAAAATATGTTATCTAAAAACCTTAAAAGATAACTTAAATCTTCGTGGTTTAAATCCTTAATACTTTCAATCTTTAAATGCTTTTTTACTTCTTGTTTACTTGTACCTTTTGGAAGTTCAAAGAGTTCATCTAAGCGGCCAAAAAGGACATGAATTTTACGTATCATTTAATACTTTTTAAATACTAAAATGTTTTGATGTACTTTAACTAGTTTTTTGCTTTTCATATTACCATTTGCTCTCATGCTTGCAGTTCCTAATTGGTCTAATAAAATACACTCATTATAAAATTTCATTCCGCATTTTTCAAAAGCTCTAATTGTATCAGGCACAAAACCGATATAATTACCATTTTTATCTCTTACTTCACCAACAACAAAACAGGCTAAACCACCTTTTTTAAGTAATTTACAAGACTTTGAAATAATACTTTCGTAAAGGCTTAAAAATTCTTTATAAGGTTTATTGCTAATATCTCCCTCTAAATCGCTATAAACTTCTAAATCTGCGTAAGGTGGGCAACTAAAAATAAAATCAAATTCTTTATTAAACCCTTCTAATACTTCATTTGAATCGCCTACATACCATTGGGGTTGATTATTCGCTTCTAAAATATCAAACGCCTGTTCTCTATTGCTATCTATTTGCTCCTGTCTTATATCTATTCCTGTGTATTTATACCCTAATTTATTAGCCACAATTCCACGAACTGAACCACCTGCAAAAGGATCTAATATTCCGCCACCAATAGGACAAAACCAATGATATAAAACTTCACATAAAGCTGGGTCAAAAATAGACGTAGCTTTATCGTCAAATCTATTACTTCTACCTTGATTTGGTGTAAATTTTCCAAATGTTTTTGCTTCCCTGCCAATTTCACTTTTAATACCTATATTTTTCCAAAGTTTTTTTCTTCTCACCCAATTACCACTTTTAGTATCTAATACACTAAATGGTGGCTCAATAAATTGGTCTCTTAAAATTGGATCTGTAACTATAACGTTCCCAAATAAATCTAAATTTTCTTTCATACTAATCATTTTTAATTAATTCACGAACCTCTTTTTCCAACTTGTTTTTTCTGGTCTTATACCTTAACCCTCTAAGTTCTTCATTGTCTTGTTGCAACTTTTGTCTCATTCTACGTATACTTTCAAAGTGGGTTACATGACCGTAATAGATATCTTCCATATATATAGCAGTGTTAAAACCGTCAAATTCATCCCAATACCTTGCAACCAGACGAAGATCACAATCACGTGTCTCAGGAAAGTTTCTCAATAAATAAATTACATTCTCTTTAATTTCACTTGTTATCATAACTTTTAGTTTTAAATTTCTACAAATATAACTTTTATTTTTAATATAAGTTACTTTCTTGTAACTTTTTTATTTCATTCTCTAAATAGTGTATCTGTTTTTCTAAATTTTCCCTTAAATTAATTAACTCTTTGTTTTCTTTTTTAAGGCTTTCATTCTCTATTAATTTAGAGTGATACATTAACATCAAATCTTTGTTAAAACGGACAGTCGAAATCTTCATTAGGTTTTAGGTTAAAGGTTATTTCTTCATTTACTTCTTTTATTGTTGGCATTGATTTATTGATTAAATTATAATTGCTTTCAGTACCATCACAATAAAATCTTCTATTTAAACCATTCCAGTTAAACTTTGCAAAACCTCCGATTTGACCTTGGAAATCAAATTTACTTTTAAGATTTATTACCGAAGTATATCCGTTTTGGTTTTCATCTCCAAAATCTCTATATACACAAAGTCCGTTGTGTGTTTGGTTTCTGAAATCAGATGAGCCACTTACATTATACAAATCTGGTGCCTCGTATTTTCCTGTTTTCTCATCTTTTTTCATCTTTGTAGGGTGTGCAACTAAAAAGATATGAACGTTATTCTGAATACAAAAGGCTGTTATTTTAGTTAAAATTGCATCAATACCATCTTTACCTCCCATTCCTTTTGGCATTAATACTTTATTCCATGCATCAATAATAAATAAATTTATTCCGTATGTGTAAATTTGTTCTTTGAACTTTTCTAGTAACCAGTCCCAATCTGCAGCAACCCTATCTTCAGCGGTTGTGTAATAAATCTTTTCTTTTGACCAATTAACGTAATCTAACAACTCGTTTTCAGTCATTCGGTTTGTACCTTCATTAAATCTTTTACCTATTGTTAAACTAGCGAATTTTGAATCATACAAATGTAGGGGATTGTGTTCTGGTGAATAGATTGAAAGTTTATAATCATAATCATTAACTAAATTTAAAGCATACCAATCTACAAAACTAGATTTACCATGTGAAGGAATACCCGTTACAACTGTTAATTGTCCCATCATTATAGAAAAAACTTCATTAAGTTCTTTGAACATTTCAGATTTAGGTTTAATAGTGTTTGGAATGCCTTGGTGGTATAGTCTTAAAGTCTCATCCATTAAGTCATAAGAAGTAAACGTTCCACCAATATTAAATTTATGCTCGTTTTTTATCGTTTTCGTTAATTCTCCCGACTTTAAATCGTCGTTAGCGTCCTTACTATTAAATTCTAAATAAACGCATCTATAACGCCCTAATCTTTGAGCAATCTTTTCACGAACCAAAATTCCTTTTTCATCGTTATCCGTTGCAATAATAAATTTTTTAATATCTCGAATATATTTTTCTGAGTTAATCCAAAAGTCATCATTATCATTTGCACCGTTAGGAAGTGAAATAACGTTTTTAATGCCTATTTCATAAAACGCTAGTACATCAAACTCACCTTCTACAATATAACATTCATCTTGACCGATTATAGAATTGATATTATAAAAAATTGGTTTACCTCCTGTATGTTGTGTGAATGCTTTTTTTGTTTCTCCATTTACTTTGATTACACCCCTGTATTTTTTATTTACCAATGTTTCACCCTCGAAGTAATTAAAAACTATTGCGTTTTGTTTCTTTTGAACTTGTGGAAAGTAAATCTCTTCTTGTGTTATTCCAAATTGATTAAGCGTGTTTTGACTAATCATTCTTTCAGACCATACCCATTGAACTAATTTGTCTGGAAGATTAGTAAAGTTTTTCCATTCTTGACTAGGCAAAGTATAATCTTTTTTATAAACCTTTTCATCTGTATCTCTAATTGAAAAAGCATTACAATAAAAACAATTTGCAGTTCCGTTGTTATGATATACTTTCAGTGATTTGTCTCTTTTATCACTTCTTAATTCATCACATTCAGGGCATCTAACAGGCTCTATACCGTTTGATTTTTTAATTGGTAGTGTATTCCACTCTATAAACTTTTTCATAACGTAATTCTTAAATGTGAAAATTCATCTACGATTATTTCTTCTTTTAGTTTCACTTCATCATTCCAACATTCACCATTTAACCAAGTCAAAGGATTTTTTCTATACTGAATATCTGGTTTAGATTTAATGTAAATTGGTAAAGCAACTTTTATTTTTTCAATTTGAACCAAAGAAAGTTTTTCATACTTTTCCTTACATTTCTTTTTATCAGATTTCTTATCGTATAAATCCCAAAACTCATCAAAAGAAAATATATTGTTTATTTGTTCTATTGTTATATTGTTATTTGGTTTATCTATACATACAGTGTCGTGGACTTGCTTTTGACTATGCGTTTGCATTGCTTTGTCTAATGCTTTTGTGTTTGCTTTTGTATTTTTTACAATAGCAATAACGTTGCTTGAGTATTGATTTTTTGATTTCTGAATCAAAGTAATAAAACCCCATTCAATTAAATCGTTAAGTGTATTTGAGTAAGTTCTATAGTTTTTAATTCCTATAGCGTCCTTTGTCATTTCCATAGGTAAACCAAATTTTTCCTTCCAACCTAATCGGTTGCAGTGTTCAATGATAAAAAAATACATTGCTGTATGGTTTGGTGAGATTTTTTCTGGGTTTTCAAAACACCAATTAAACCAATTTCGAGATAATTCGTAACTATTCATATTACTTCATTTCTTTATGTAGTAAATGTAAAGCACCAATTAAATGGTAAACATCTTTTTTGTTTAAATGTATTGAATTCCATTCATCAGTATCAAAATCACTAACAGATAAAACAACATGTTCAGATAAAACTTTACCATTATCTAAATCTTGAATCAATTCTACTTCAAAATCAACATCATCTTTTTTAAACTTGTAAATCATAATAAATAAAATTTAATAGAAAAAGCCAACTTCAAAAGGTGCGTAGGAATACCTTTTTCAGTCAGCTTTTCTGTTGTTTAATAAATGTTTTCGGAGTTTCCTACGCTTCGATAGTACAAATATAACCTTTATTTTTTAATTGGCAACTATTTCTGATTAATAATCACTAAAACTATTATAACAATCTCCAACTTTTTGCATTTTTGGAAGTTCTGACAATACCAATGTTTTGTATTTTTTGCTAGGTTTTTTATTACATTCAGATATTACAGAGTAGGTAATATGAAAGGCATCTACACAATCATTTTTACCAAATTCATCTTCTGATTCACACGTTGTTTCTTTTTGTTGATCAATAGCTACAATTCTGTAACACCCACAATCAGTTTCTGATTTTTCGCAACTAAATAAAGTCGCTAATCCTAATACTAATACTAATTTTTTCATTTTCCGTGATTTTTACTCATTAAATAACTTTTACTAC